AGCAGTATTTAATCAAGTATTAGGAAAAAATAAGAGGGAATTTTTTGGATTTAATGATAGAACAGCAAATATAATAAGAAAACAATTTAACAGATTTGTTGCAAAAGAATTTAGGAAAGCAAGAATATGAGTGTAAGAGAAAACATAGCAAGTAATTTATTAACAACTATATCTAATATATCTAGCCCAATAACTATTATAAAAGCAACTAGACAACCTTTTTTATTAGACGAATTATCAGATAAACAATATCCAGCAGTAATAGTTCAAACATCAGAAGAAAATAGAGATGACTCTGAATTAGGTAGTGGTGCTAAAACAAGACATGGTACGATTGATTTTGTAATACTAGGATTTGTTAAAGGTGCAGAAACTAATATTGATACAAAAAGAAATCAATTAATAACAGCTATTGAAACTGCATTAGAAACTGATATTACAAGAAGTAGTAACGCACTTGATACAGAAGTCATACAAGTAGAAACTGACGAGGGTTCTTTGTTTCCTGTTGGTGGAATAAGAATGACTATTAGATGTATGTATGAGTATCAAGCTGGAACACCATAGGATAAATTATGAAAAATGAAAAATTATTAGATAAAATATCTAAAAAAATAGAGCAAATAGAAAAGATGCACGACAAAGAATCTATGCTTTGTGAAGAAGTAAAAGATTTATTAGAGGAAATTAAAGAAAATTCTTTTGAAGATGAAGATGGTTCATGGGAAGAAGCAGAAGATGATTTTGAAGATGATTTTGATGAAGATGAAGAAGATATTGACGAAGAAGAAGATAAATAGTAAAAGGACTTATGGCTAAAGATATTAAATTATATAAAGATGGGAATGAAGTTAGTGTTAACGAAACTCAGCTTGAAAATTTTTTAGCTTTAGGCTATAAGCAAGAACAAGAAAATAAACCAACAAAATCTAACAAGGATAAAAAATGGCAACACATCACGGAAAAGAAGGCGTAGTCACTGCTGGTGGAACTGCTGTTGGGGAACTAACATCATTTACACTTGAAACAACTGCTGACGTTGTAGAAGATACAGCTTTAATAGACAGTACAAAATCATTTGTAACTGGTAGAACATCATTTTCAGGAACTTTAGAAATGAATTATGATGAAACTGATTCTCCACAACAAACTTTAACTGCTGGAACTTCAATATCTTTTATTTTATTACCAGAGGGTAATGCTTCAGGAGATGAAAAATTTTCAGGTACAGGAATTATTACAGGAATGTCAGTTAATAATGCTATGGACGCAATCGTTTCAAGAACTGTTACTTTTCAAGGCACAGGAGCATTGACTAGAGCAACTGTCTAATCTTAATTTATGTCAGTAATTGATCGAGTTAAATCTCATTTTGAAACTCTTAAAACTATAACTATAGAAGTTGAGGAGTGGAAAGACGAGCATGGTAATCCGAGTATGTTTTATTCAGAACCATTAACCCTTGAAGAAAAAAACATTATCTTTAAAAAGTCTAATAACTTTCAAGACTTAACTATTCTTGTTGATTTGCTTATAATGAAACTGCAAGTCAAAAATGATAAAGGCGAAATGATAAAAGCCTTTAGCCCAGAAGATAAATTTGCACTAAGAAAAAAAGCTGATTCTAATGTTATCTCAGAAATTGCTAATAAAATCCTTTTAGATACTAATTACGAGGACGCAGAAAAAAAGTAGATAGCGACCCAGATGTTAGGTCGCTGTTAGTTATTGCAGAACGATTACATCTTACAATTCAACAAGTTCTTGATATGCCTGTTAGCCATTATAATCTTTGGTTAGCTTACTTGAAAAAAGAACAAGAACAGTATAAAACGAAACAAGCATTAGAACAATCAAGGAACTTAAAGTAATGGCAAACCAAAAACTAAACATAGATATTGTAGCAAAGGATAGGTCGAAACAGGCTTTAAATCGTGTCCAACAATCTTTAGGTATGGTAAAAGGTGCTGTATTTAATCTTAGAAATGCTTTTTTAGGTTTAGGTGCTGGTATTGTTCTTAAAGGTATCGTTAGTGCTGGTATGCAAATTGAAGAATTAGGTGTGCAACTAGAAGCATTGTTTGGTAGTGCTAAAAAAGGTAAAGACGCATTAGATGTTGTTACAAAATTTGCAAAAACAACTCCTTTTGAATTATCTAATATTCAACAAGGTGTAACAGCTTTAGCAACTGTTTCAGAAAAAGCAGAATCACTTTGAATATCATTTGAAGAACTTTTAAAAATTACAGTAAACACAGCAGTTCAATTAGGTGGAGATTTTGCACTAGCCTCACAACAAATTCAAAGATCATTTAGTGCTGGTATAGGTTCAGCAGATTTATTTAGAGATAGGGCTGTAACTGCTATGGCTGGTTTTTCAGCTGGAGTAAAAACAAGTGTAGATGAATCAATATTAGGATTAGCAAGAGCATTTGGAACAGGGGGAAAGTTTGGAGAACTGACTAACAAACTAGCAAACACTTTAAAAGGAACTATATCAAATTTAAAAGATGCTTTCTTTACAATTCAAACTGAAATAGCATCAGGTTTTTTTGATGAACTAAAAAGACAATTAGGAGATTTAAAAGAATTTACAGAAACAAACGATCAAGCAATAAGAAGATTAAGTAGAGAAATGGGAGAAAATCTTGCAGTTGCAGTTTTAAAATTATCAAATGGAATAAAAACACTAACTACTAATTTTAGAGATATGCAATCTGTTATAGGTTTACTTGCTATAGCTTTTGGTGGACTTTTTGGTAAAATAGCTGGTGCTGGTTTAATTATAGACGATATTAATAGACGACTTAAAAAACTAGCTGGAAAAGATAATGAAATAAAATTAAAATTACCAAATACAAGAGATTTCCACAAGACAATGATACAAGTAAAAGAGTCAGTAGTTGATCTTGCAAAAGCTGAAAAAGCTATTGCAGAGGCTAAAGAAAAACAATTAAAACTACAAAATTTTCTTTTAGATGAAGCAAATAAGAAAAGAAGAAAATTCCACGAATTAGAAGTTGAGGGTCTTAAAAAATTTAAAGAAATGAATAAATCATTTGGAGAAATGAACGAAAATTCTTTAACTAAAATTCAAGAAAAATTTACAAATATTGGAACTACAATTAAAGAGGGGTTGAATAATGGTATTACTTCATTTTCAAATGCTTTAGCAAGAGCAATTATTTTAGGAGAAGATTTAGGAAAATCATTTAAAAATATGGTGGTTAATGCTCTTGTTCAAACATTAGGTTTATTAATAGAAGTAATTATAAGAATGGGTATTCAAAAAATATTAGGTATTGATTTAGAAAATCAAGAAAAAGTACATTTAAATATAATGAGAAAGAAAACAGCAGAATTAAAAAAACAAGTAGGTTTATCTCTTATTTTAGCCGCATTAGGTTTTTTTACTGGTGGCTCATTTTTAAGCACAAGTGGTGGTTCTATGAAAAGAGCAAGTGGTGGTTCAGTTCAAAAAAATCAACCTTATATGGTAGGAGAACAAGGTGCAGAATTGTTTATACCAAATTCATCAGGACAAATTACTCAATCAGCTAGAGGCACAGGTGGTGGAGAAACTAATGTTAATTTTACAATCAACGCAACAGATGTTAGAGGTGTAAAAGAATTATTAATTGATAATAGAGCAACAATAGTTAATGTAATTAATTCTGCATTAAATGAAAAAGGTAAAGAGGCATTAGTATAATATGAGTGGACAATTTCCAACATCTCCTGTTGCAAAAAGTGCTAATGTAGGTTCAGCACAAAATACTATAGTTAGTGTAACAACATCTGGTAGAATACAAGCAAGACAAATAGATGGTCAAAAATTTACTATTACTTTAGACTATGCTCCTATGAGTAGATCAAACTTTGCACCTATAAAAGCATTTATTATGAAACAAAGAGCAAAATTAAATACCTTTACTGTTATTCCACCAATAGTATCAAATGCACAAGGAGTAGCATCAGGAACTATAAGTGTAGATGGTGCAATTTCTGCTGGAGCAACAACTTGCACAATAGATGGTATGGCTACTAGCACAAGTGATATTTTAAAAGCTGGAGATTATTTTAGATTTGCTGGACAAGATAAAGTTTATATGGCAGTTGCAGATTTAGATGCAGATGGTACAGGCGAGGGAACATTAACTTTTGAACCACCTCTAAGATCAGATGTAGCTAATGATATTGCATTGGTTTATGATAATGTTGATTTTACTGTAAGACTTTCAAATGATATTCAAGAATATTCTATTGTAACTAATGATCTTTATAAGTATCAGATAGACTTAATAGAAAATCTATAATGAAAAAGTATAAAATAACCCACAAAATAAATGCCGATTTTGTTGCCGAAGTGATTGTTAATGAAGATCAAATAGATAGTAAAATTAATGATCTTAAAGAATATAAGAAACCTAATAGCAAATTTGATTTTACTATGTTAAAAGGTACAGAAAGTGTAACCCAAACAACTTACGAACAATATGACGAGAACATTAACAACAGCAGTAAAGAATGAACTTTTAACAGATAGCTTACAACCTGTTACACTTGTCTATATTAATGTAGGTACAGGATTTAGATTTACAGACCATTATAAAGACATAACTTACGATTCAAATACTTATTCAGCATCATCATTATTTACAAGATTATCTAGTGTCACAGAATCATCAGAAATAGAAGTAAGTAATATAACACTATCTTTTTCTGGTGCAGATCAAACAATCATATCTTTATTTTTAAGCAATAATTATATGGAGAAAGAAGCAGAAGTTTATAAAGGCTTTTTAAACAGTAGCGAGGCAGTAATTGCAGACCCATTTCTTTTATTTAAAGGTAGAATAGAATCTTTTAGTATTGATGAAACTATTAATAATTCTAATGCTAATATTGTAGTTGCATCTCATTGGTCAGACTTTAGTAAAATAGAGGGTAGAAAAACAAATACAGGTTCACAACAATTACATTTTTCA